TAGCATCATAGGCCATGGTCAAAGCAAGTTCAATCAATTTCATCTTGTCTTCCAATCGGTCAACAAGTTCTACGTCAACGATGTTATATTCAATAAACTTCTGCCAACCTTTAGTATAGAAATCCTTAAAGGTGTCAAACTCAGAGTGATCAAGTTTCTTTTGACCTAACTCCACCTCAGCTATGTAGTCTAGTCGATATGATTCTTGTGCTTTGTAAGTGAACTTTCTATAAAGATCTAGATAATCAAGTTGAGTTAGACCGCCAATATCAAATATTGTATGCTTTCGACCATTCTTAAACACTTCTCCTTGAGATACTAGTCCCCAATTAGAGAAACGTTTCATTAGTTTCTCACCAAGAACACGATTTAATCGCTTACAAATATAAGGAATATCATAAAACTGAATGTTCCATCCAGTCACGACATCTGGAACATCAACCATCCAGTATTCAATGAAAGAACTGAGAAGTTGATATTCACTGGGGCAATAGTGATATGTGACATTCTTCTGCTTATTATTAAATGGTTTGACTCCCCAGGTAGTAATCTCTTTTGTTGTATAATCCTGAATAGTAATAGCCAGAATCTCCTCTTGGCAGGACTCAACATCAGGGAATCCCTGCTCCGATGAGACTTCAATATCAAGGGTTACGAGTTTGATTTGACTGATATCAAACTTAATTTCGTCTTGAGGATACTTCTCAGAAATATATTGATAGATGTATCGATCATTTCCATATACAGAAAATCCATCAACACCTTCATACTTTTTGTAGAACTCACGACAATCACGGACTGTGCCTGGTTTGATTGGCTCTACAGGATCACCATTCAGTGTTTTAAACTTTGTTTTCTTCTTTGATTTTACAAAGAGAGTTGGGAAAAACTCATCTCTATATTCTTTTCTTACGCCATTGTCAACTTCACGAACAAGAACTTGATTACCAATTAGTTGAACATTAGTGTAAAACTTCATTCATCCTCATCATTAAAAAATGTACCAAAAAATCCACTATCACCAGGTTTTCTGTTTTCTAACTTATCCAAAATAGAATCTGTACTCTGTAAGGAATCTATTCTACTGATAAGATCAGCAATCACAGTGCAGACCATTGGACGTTCTTGTCTGGCTGCATATGCCAGAGCATTTCTGAGAGACTGCTGTGCTTCTTGAAGGGAATCTTCTACTGTTTTGGAAAGTGCCATTACTTTGTCAACTCCTCATATTGCTTCAAGAAATTTTGATTCGGATCAGTAAGTGTTAGTATTTTATCTGAACTAATCATAAAAACTTCTTCATCAGTCAATTCTACCATATACTTGTGGAGTTCTAATGACCCATTGATGATATATGGTTTTATTAGTTTACAGTCTGGCTGACCAATATCAGCTCCGACTTCTTCTATTTCAGAAATAAAGAACTGACCTGCTACCAGGGATACAATCTTAATCTGTCTCATCTTCTCCTCTCAATGCTTTAAACATGTCAGACCTATCGATATAGGAATCTTTGATTGATTTTGCTGGATTAGTTATACAAACAACCCAATCAAGTGGAATTAGAATATCAGTATCTGATGTAAGTGGTTGCCAAGGGAAGAAAGAGATCTGTGGCTCTTGAGACTCCACTGCTTCATAAAGAGTTTGTGGATTAGCAAGTTTAACCACATATGGCAGATTCATAGAATAAGCCACTAGTTTCTCTAGGTCCTCATTCTCATGCGGAATAGAAACCTCACTTAAGTCACAAATAACATCTTCTCCAGATTTTAGTGTAACCAGTTTAATAGTCATAGTATAGTTTTGCCTCCAGTCATTCTACCAAGAAAAAAGAGGGGCGTCAACTGGATTGTGCCAGTTGCCCCTCTGCGGCGACGATATTCCCTATTATTTAGAGATAATCTTTTCGTTGATGATGTTCAGGAACAATCATACCAAGAGTTATTGTCAGCAACCCATCCTCAAATTCAACTGATCTAACTTCCGTTTCATCTGAGAGGGTCCAAGATCGGGTGAAAGATCGTTGAGCCACTCCTCGGTGGACAAATTCTTTTCCCGTTTCTTTGTCTTCCTTCTGTCCCTCAACAAATAGTTTTCCAGATTCTGTATAGACAAAGACCTCAGATTTTTTAAATCCAGCGAGGGCGATTTCCAGTTTTGATTCGACATTGCTAACTGACACTAAGTTATATGGCGGATAGTTCGATGTCGTTTCATGCAGACTGAAAACACGATCAAAGTACTGATCCAATCCGATTGTGTTGCGATTCAATCTCTCCATAAGACGCGGGAGATCGTTCGCAGTGTAACGCGAAAGATTTGTCATCTTTTTAGCTCCTTTAATAAGCGAGTTTGTTTTTTGTGGACCCCGAAGGCATCCGATATATTTATAGCATAAAACATAAAAAAACGGGGTGGTGAACCCCGTATGTTTTTATTCGGTTTTACTTAAGATCAACACGAATTGCTTCAGTCTCACCTTCAATTTGAGGAATCCAGTAGAGTTCCAAAGGCAGTTTTGCAAGTTCAACTCTAGGGAGTTTAAGACCAAGAGCTTTGAACATATTCTCTGCGTAAGAAATATACCAGTTGATAGTGTTATCAAGGATGTCCTTAATAGTATCAATCATTTCTTGACGTTCTGCTTCAATTTGATGTTCACAGATTGCATAACTTGATGCACAAACACGAACCGTTTTTCCTGTAGCAAATGCTTTCCAAGTCCAACGAAGGATGTCATTTGCATATCGATAGTAAAATCCTGCATCAAGAACCTTGTGGTAGCACAGCACACCATCGGCAGCTTCGTTGTTCTTTGCAAAATTTGGTTGATTTGCAATCCAGTGCTTTACTTCTTCCTTAGAAGTGTTGAAGACACGAAGTGATTTTACCTTAGTCTCAAGAATAGCATTACGAATAGCACCAATTGTGCTTTTGTGGCCACCCTTGGGATAACGTTCATTAATGCCAGCAGCATCAAGAAGAGTATCCACATTCTTCTTGGTGACGGGAATATTATCATCATCCATCAAACGTCGAATGATGTGAAAATCCTTTGTTCCAGCATTTTCACTATTATCCGTGGCATTAGCACGAAGTCCCATGAGGGACATGGCACTGTTATCAGATAATTTATCAAGAACTTCATCACCAGTCACTTTACGAACATATAGTGCAACAGGAGCATGAAGCCAATTATTTTCAATCATTGCTCTAAGAAGATGCCGATGATCGAACTGAAATTCATTTCCAGCAGCATCAACGAAAATACTGATCGGCCAACCAAATACCATCCACATAAAGTTAGCAGTAGATGCTATTAGCGCCTCCAACTTACTTTGAATCAACTCACTTTTTCGTGGATAGTTTGCAGTTGTTGGATTGATCTCATTAGTGGGTCGAGATCCAAACCCCTTAAATTCATATAACGGATAGTTAGGTCCGTGTATGCCTTTAACTTCCAAGAGATCCATTGGAAACTCTTGATCTTGAGGAACTTTGTTCTTTTTGTACATACTCTGAATGGTATATGAAGGTTAGTGTGTCCAGACTACTGCTGTTCACCTCCATATTATAAGAGAAAACCCCAGGAGTGTCAAGCACGTCCTGGGGTTCGGGTTTCCGATTTTTGAAGCGACCGCACGAAAGATCGCAAGATTATTTATCAGTTTAAATTAATATTTTTAATATCCATAAATTCAGTAAGATCTATAGTTTTTTTGGATTTGTGATCGTGAGGAAGATTGATTGGTTGACCACATTCGGGGCATAAATCAATTCTACTATCGTCTCCCAAAATAATAGACCTGAGATATGGATCAATATCTGACAGTCTAGCGGTGTAGAATTTATCAAACTCATCTACTGACAACTCCCACTGATTTTTGGGTGTTGAGGGATAACAAAACTGAAAACTATTGTTATTAATGACAGTCTCGTAAAAGACTTTTGGATCTACTCCAAAACTGGCGCAATAGTTTTTGCACATCAACTCCAAGTCATAATTATAATGCTCTTTAAGAATATTACCATGACCAGAATTAAGTCTTGACAATCTTCCGATTATTTGTTTAGAGAGTTCTGTAACATCAGATCTTTTTGGATCTCTAATTCTTAGAGAGCAAATTCCGGTAAGGTTGAAGACGTTGATTCCCGCCTTACCTTTCTGATTAATCAACAAGAACTGAGCATCATGCTCAGGATCATTCAGAGCTTGGATAATTTGGTTTTCTGTTGCGGCAACAAATTCTCCTTTAAGGTTGTAAAATCCTTTTTGCCTGTCTCGCATTACAGCAATCCAATATCCACTGTAATTATATTCATTAAGAGGAAGCATTTCATACAACCACTCTAGAACTTCATCCATGTGGATTGCTAACCGAATGTTACTGTCTCCTCCACAAGCGATAATTGATGAAAGTTTTGGACTCACTTTTGAATCAAAACTTTGCAGTCTTTCATTCTCTAGAATATTCCTTACATGATGATGACGAATATAATTTCTGAGTGCAGATTTGGCGCTATTTCGATCAATTTGCGCCACTTTTTTATGTCCTTTCTTAACCATGTCAAATCCCTTGTATATCTTGTACTCGGAAGACCATTTTGTCAGGAATGCACTTTCTGAAACAGGGCACCAGTCGTTAATGATCTCAAACTCAATAGGGCCAATACACTGCCGATGTTGTTTTGTTGGGGTGGCAGTGATACCAAATACAAGATCTGTACCTTGAAGCACTTTTGAAAGGAATTTAAAAACAGTGCCTTCAAATTTGGGAGGAGTATAACCCATCACAGGTTCATAGTATTCTTTTTCAGTTACTCCTAACCATGCATGAGCTTCATCAACAAACCAAGCAGATGCTTTAGAATACTTTAACAGAATACTAGAACATTCTTTATTTAAGGCAATTTTTCCATGAGTTGCTGCAAAAGCAACTTTACTTCCTCTTTTTAAATGACTATCTGCCTCAGTAATATTTTCAGTATAAATGTATCCATTATCTCTTGCAGCCTCTTGAAAAGTTATTGTGTCAATATTTTCTAGATTTGGTACGGCAATAACAACAAGACTGACATCCTGTAGAACATCTTGTTTAAAGATATCAGGAATAAAAATATTGACCATTCCATGGGTTTTGCCCATGCCGGTCTTTGCCTGAACGATTTTGATTTTTTTAGCTAAACGTCTGCGATGTTCTCTATTAAATCTAAACTCCCTAAATGGAGCATAGAGATACTCTTCCCGCACCGTTGTCGGCGTTTTAAAATTGAATTTCATGTAGTAAAACCTTTAATTGGTTAAAATGTGCCGTTTATTGGCACACTTGATACTATATATGAAATCCCCCAAAACCGCAAGGGCTTGGAGGATAGTATGTGGATTCTGTAATATTTATTTATGTTTCCTCTTGCTGCTTTCCTTTCTTGCCAATATTATACTTCTGCTCCAATACCCAATCCGACTTATCCTTATAGGCCAGGACTTTGATCTGATTCAGAGGAGCAATGTCGGCAATTGCTTCTTCACTAGCAACACCAATCAATCCCCAATCAGAAAGAAGTTTTGCGATACGATTACGTCTCTGAACATCATTCACTGTAAGATTTGCATGTTTGCCATCAAGAGCAAACAATTCCTTAAAGTGAACAATAAAGTATCTTCCCTGCTTATGAAGGATATGACAAGACTGATAGAGTTTCTTTTCCTTTCTTGATGCTACTCCGATACGTGTGAGTGTCTCACGAACTTTCAGAAAATCATCTGGTTCATTCAAAAACACTTCTACCATTTGGTCCTGTGACCACTCAACTGTGGGCTCAGTCATCGTTTTCCTCCAATTTCAAGTCGCTGTTTAATAAAATTAATTTGTTCTGTGGTGAGGATTTTTAGAGCTTGCGATGCCTTCTCGTTACTATATCCATAGTATTTTTTGACACATTCTAAATCTGTGACTTTATCCTTACGGAGCCAAGGAGAGAATCTCTTTTTTTTCCTCAAACTATTTAGAAAAAAAGAATATTGCATATCTTTATCTAAAGAATGATGAAGATTCATCTCATTAGCAAACATGATACAATCAAGATTGCCAGATAAACAACGATTAATGACGTATGGGGGATATTCTTTTATGTGTTCGGATAGATCTTCTTTGGTGAAGTTAATTGAGTTGAGCCAGTCTTTCAGTTCCATTATCTAATAATTTGAATGTCATCATCATCTGTCCAGAGTTCAACTTTGGTTCTGAACCTACCTTCTTCCTTGAGTTTATTGTATCTCTTGGTTGCTTTCTTCTTCCACCAGGCAATAATGTTCTCAAGATAGAACTTATCCCAATTAGGACCACGCAAAGGTTCATCCTGCTTACCAAGAATCACTTCACGAACATTTGAATATCCATACTCACAGAAATAAGTTCTCTTCTTCTGAGTCAAAGAGAGAGCTGTATCAATAACAGTATTGAACTGCTCCAACTCTGGAATAAGACCATGCTTTTTCAATGAATTACGAGTTATCGATATCATCTTTGTCTGGCGTTTCATCTTTTTAGATGATGCAGTCTTATCAGTCAGTGGTTGATTTTCGTTCAGAATAGTAAATCGATCATGAAGTTTATGAAAGGCTTCATCATGAAGAAGAGGTAAGAACTTACTCTCAGTCAAACCCTTATATCGCATGAATGGTTTGAGGCCATCGTACTGTGAGGCATCTGTAGTAGACCCGTAGAGGGACGTGGTTTCAAATAGAGCAATGTTCTTCTTAAAGACCTTGTTCAGGGTCTCACGGGCATGGTGAGAGCAGCACAGGAGAGCAAGGAGTTTACCTCCAAGGTAGTTGTAACCAAATGGTTGCGAAGGTACGATTACAAATCCCATCGCTGCATGTCGATTGAAAATGGATAAATCAGGTGCCTGACCAAGCCACAAGTTTCTTGGTTTGGAATTAATCGTTGGAGAACCAAACCGAATAAAACCAAGGCATTTATTAATATTCTTCTCATAGATCATCCAACGCAATTCTCTTCCAGGAATATTAGATTCATTATTATGAGAAGATACGGCTCTCAGAAGATTGACATAGTGTTCTTGAGGAACTGGATTGAGATCTTTAAATCTATCTCCAACAAATCTAATATCAAACTCCATATCTTCAGGATGAATATCTTCATTGAAGAACTCATCATGAAGGGGAAATAAGGAATTGGTGGAGTTAATTACTTCCTTTTTAACAAATCGCAAATAGTCCTCAATATTTCCCATCTGAGAGAAATACTTTATAAACTCTCCGGCAGACCATTTAGCATCACTTTCAGAAATTTCTTCAATCATAAAATAAGTTGCTTCTCTAGTGGTGTGAGTTGAGTAAGAGGATAATTAGTAACTAGAAGTTCAGTCTTCACATTATCCTGAGTGTTCTTATCACCGCGGTGAACCATAGAGTAACGTAGTTTCCAATACTCAAGGTGATAGTCCTTATACATCTCAAGGAGACGATCATTCACATTATAAGTGATCATAAAGTTATGAGGACACTTGTATACGTTTTCAGCAAATACCTCATGGTCAAATGACTTGTGCATCTCACGGTTCTTTCCATACAGAAAGTCTTTGATGTCATAAGGAGGATCAAGGAACACAAAAGTATTCTCAGGACCATCAATATTCATTACCTCGGAGTAATCAATATTAGTGATCTTCCAATCCTTAATTAGTTGCGAGAACTGAACAAGTTTGTCTGCACCAACTAGAGAGAAGTTGGAATTAGCCGCAGTGCGTGAAAAAGTGCTGTTCTCGGTCAGACCAGAATAACTACACTTATTCATAATGAAGAAAGCAACTGCCTTCTGGAAATCATCATAGGTATCAATATCAGAAGCATATTGATTGAACAAGTTTCTAGCAAACTTGTCCTTCTCTTCTTGTGTACCACTCTCAAGCATCTTATTTTTCTGCTCTCTAACACTCTCAGAGAGGTCTTGGCCACGATCCCGAAGCTGCACCCAGAAGTTATATAGGGGCACATACAAATCATTAATCCAGACAGGAATATCTGGATTTTCTTTGGTCACATCGATTGCAATAGATCCACCACCAATGAATGGTTCACGATATTCAGTGATGACTTTGGGATACCATTGAGAAAGAGTCTTAATTGCTTTGGACTTTCCTCCAGGATACCTCAACGGCGTTTTAAGAGACTTGATGCTCATCCAATTTCTCCATAATAAGTTGTTATTTTTCTTGTTATCTTTTACTCGAAACAATTCTACATCAATCATGTTTCATCTCAACTTGGATAGGGGACTTCATAATATCTACAATGTTTACATATGCCCAGGCAGTAAACACCTGCGGAACAATAAATGCAACCATGGCTATGATCCAGAACCAGTAATAATAGTTTTCCTTATTTTGTGTTCTCATTTGAATTCACACTCCACCATAATTTCAGTAAGACAAGCAAGCATATTAATCTCTTGATCTGCCACGAATGCTATCTGGTATTGGTACTTAGCAATAACAAGAACGGCGGCAGGAATAGAATTAGGGGCCAAGGATCCATATAGAGCATCGTAAACACGACGGAGAAGCACAGAAGCATCGTTGTCAAGATTATTGACCACCCACTTTCGTACTTCCTTAAAGTCTTTCTCTTTAAGATGTTTAATAAGATCATTTACTTTTACATCAGAAAATTGTGCAAGAATTCCAGCATCAATTTTACCTGAAGAAGAGTAACGCTGGCACTCATTAAGAACACGTCTCCAATCTGGAAAGTGTTTATTGATTAGTTCTATAAGAACTTTCGAATCAGCTTCGACGCCTTCTCTCTCAAGTATGAACTTGAGTCTGTTGAAGAATGTTGAAGCGAGTTGTGGTTTGGACTTTCTGTCGGCAGAGAAGTCGATGCAGGCACATCGGGAGTGGAGTGGTTCGATGATTTTGTTTTTGAAGTTGCAGGTAAAGATGAACCTGCAATTCCCAGAAAACTCCTCCGTAAACGCCCTAAGTAGGAGTTGTACATCGTTTGTTGTGTTGTCAGCTTCGTCGATAATGATGACTTTGTGTCGAGCAGTTGACGAAAGTGATACGGTCGAAGCGAAATTTTTTGCAGTATTTCTGACCGTATCAAGGAAGCGTCCCTCATCGGATCCGTTAATGACATAAACATCTACTCCTAGTTCATTACAAAGTGCTTTTGCTACAGTGGTCTTGCCACATCCGGCAGGGCCAGCAAGAAGAAGATTAGGAACTTCTCCTTTAGATAAAAAACCCTGAAAAGTTTTCTTAATGCTTTCAGGGAGGATACAATCTTCAATTGTCTGAGGGCGGTATTTTTCCACCCAAAGAAATTCATTACGCATAATAAATTAGTTAAGAATCAATCAAAAGTGGAGTCGGGCTCCAAAGCAATATAATAAGTCAGATCATGATTTTTTGATTCAAATCGAGACAGAAGTTTCTTTGACACAACCACTTCATAAGTTCCGGGGAGAACCTTGATATTTTCTACTTTGAAGTTGAATGAGAACTGATCTTCAGTTTCACCAACAACAATAGCAAAATCATTAGATGTATCATTCTTTTTGTCACGGACAACTAGTTTGATAACACCACCTTCACCAACAGCAGAAATATCAGGAAGTTGATAGACAGCAGCTGCTTTCAGCAGTTTATCCAGTTGTTCGGTACTCACTTCAAAACATACATCTTCACTAGGAAGTGTGATATTTTTCTCAGGAGGGGTAACAATTACATTAGGATCGGCAAAGAAATACTTGGAACGCATCTTGCCTTCGCGGATAACAACATAACCATCGTTCTTAAAGTCTAGTTCAGGACTCTGATGAAGACTGAGGCCATTCAAGAACTGATTAAGATCATAAACACCAAAGTCTTTTGCAAACTCTTCAGAGACTGTTGCCTCTGCGAGAATATTTTTCATCACACTAATAGTGCGAAGTTTATTCCCCTCCTTGAATAGAATAGACTGATTAATAGAAGAGAAATTTTTGAGAAGAGAAATAGTTTTATCAGAAAGTTTCATAGGGTTGCGAATTTTCATTACAAAGGCCAGCGAAGTGATAGAGAAGAATACAGTAGTGGATTGCTTTCAGAATGTCTTGCTTTGATTTACCATTCTTTTTGCCGAAGCGAGAAAGATACTTAATAGCATTAGATCTACAGAAAGGTTCTGCATCACCAATACCTTCAATCAAATCTAAAGTCTGAGTTTTAGATCCCAATGAAGCATAATGAGATTTATAGGTTCCACCAAGATACTCACGAATTTCCTTAAGGATTAGATCTTCATGGTACTTCCAGAAACCATTATTATTTTCTGGGGTTTCAGGTAATTCAGGTACACTCACATCTAAAGTATTAAAGGTAATAATATCATCTCCACTAGATCCAACAGGGCCATCATTTCTCCCAATTAGACTTTCAGTCATTTTAGATTCTCCATAAAGTTCATCATGTAAAAAGCTCCAAGCGTTTGTCATAATTTTATCATCAGAAATTGTGTTCGTCAAGGCATTGCTTCTGCTGATCTTCGCTAGGCATTTCAAAGTCAGCATCAACTTTATCATACAGTTCCAGGAATGCCTGCTTAGTTTCATCATCGAAACGATTCACACAAACCTGAATGGCCTTTGCCTTATCACCAAAGATGCTATATGCCTTCACAATATGAACCAGACGACGGGTACTGACGATTTCTTCAATTCCACCATCATAGAAGGTCTTACGGATGATATCTGCCCAGTCTGCAAGTCGCTTACAGAAGTTCTCATCATCACAGAGTTTGTTGAGAATCTTAATTTCAGTAGCAGTGGTGGGGTATTCCTGCTCGAAAGTAACAGGAAAACGCTCAAGGAACGCTTCATTAAGAACATTGGTGCCAATGAATCGGCCATCATCAGAACCCTTACCCTTGGTGTTGGCAGTAGCAAAGATCTGGAATCCTTTAGCAGGAACCACGAACTTACCAATCTTCTTCAGAAAGACCCCCTTACCCTCCAGGATGGACTGCAGACACAGGATCTTATTGGATGCTAAGTCAATCTCATCCAGCAGCAATACAGCACCACGCTGGAGTGCCTCAACGACAGGGCCATTGTGCCATACAGTCTCACCATTGACAAGACGGAAACCTCCGATAAGGTCGTCCTCATCAGTTTCGATCGTAATGTTGACTCGGATCAGTTCACGTCCGAGTTGGGCACACGCTTGTTCGATCGAGAACGTTTTACCGTTACCAGAAAGACCCGTAACGAACGTTGGATAGAATAAACGGGACTTAATAATTTTTTTAATATCACTAAAATTACCAAACTGGACGAAGGTATCATCTTTAGCAGGAATAAGGTTTTGTTCCACAGCAGGGAGAGCTGCAGGTGAATTGTAAGTTACTTCAAGATCTTTAACAGTCTCTTTTGTTACTTCCAAATTCCACTTACCACGACCGACCTTATACTCTTCAAGTTTCTTGGTCACAGTAGCATAAGTGGTTCCGTTCATGGCGCACCATGCACGGAGATCTCCAGTAGTCACAGACTCACCATAAAGACTTTGGAGTGAAGTGCGAATGTAATCGGCAGAAAGTGCCATTTCCTTTGTTTGAACTGTAGTCATTATATAGCAAAAGGGGGGACCGTTTGACCCCCAGTAGACGGTTATTCGATTGTCTGCTCTTGGTAGTATCTCTCAGAAATAATTTTGGCCGTATAACCAGGATAGTATCTTTTCACCATAGCACTAACTCCCATGGCTGTGATGGCACTTCTCACAACTATAAGAACCTCTTTAGTGTCTTCCAAAACAATATGTTTGAAAGGAAGTCGATGCTGTCTGCTCATGCTACCAAAGAAATAAATTCTCCAAGAACTTTTTTATTTAGTTTTTTAGTCTTCAAACTCTTGACAAAAGCCTTCTTAATTTGAGATTTAGTGGCATCTTCACTCACTTCAAAGTCAGTATCCTGAGCAAGAGCTGAGGAAGAAAGACCAAAGTATGCATCATATCCAGAGTTTTTAATGCAGAAACTCTTAGTCTTCTTCCACTCCAGATGTATTTTGTCATACTCATTAGCATTATTATACTTCCTAATGAAAGAACTAGCATCACGGGGATTAAGAACTCGAATACCAATAAAGTTAACCTCAGGAAACTTATCTTTTAAGTTCTGAAGAAGACTATCAGTAAACTTATGCCACTCATACTTGACTTGATAGGTTCGACCAAGTTTACGATCACGAATAAAATATGTATCAGGATGGAGACGACGTGTACCCATGTAAGGATCACGGTCCCAGTTACGATCAACTACAACATGATGGGTGAGATGATTTGCTTCACCATCAGTCAGGATAATACATTGAACTTTCTGAAGTTTATTCTCTTTCTGAAACTTAGGCAAAATCTGGTGAAGAGCTACCAGAGATTCATTCAGAGGAGTTGCAGACAATCCCAATTGTTCTGGAATAGTATACTGAGCAGACCGTGAGTAGTAACCAACAACTCGCCAGATATTAATCATTTGTCTCTCAAGTTCTTTTCCAGATACTTTGCTAGTAAGAACATTCATTAGAGAAAAATCATCACCGACGGCAAGAAGACCTTCTTTCTTTTCATAGTGGGGCCTGATGTCTGCGGGAATATATCGACCCGAATCATAATCATACACAGGACGCTTCCACTCATTAGTGAAGCAATACACATCGAAAGGAATAGAAACTTTCTTACAAAACCAAATCAAACTGTAAAGTTGCTTGATAGTATCTTCCAGAACATGACTCATAGATCCAGACCAATCAAGAATGAAGATTAGGCCATGGCTCTTTCCATCGGCAAGGGTCGTTACCTTGCGGAAAAGATCTTCATTGTGCTTATAGGTATGAAGTTTGGAGCAATCAAGAACACCAGTGCGAGATGTAGTAGCACGGGCATAAGAGTCTGCTGCTTTCTTACACTCAAACTCTTTTACCAAGTAGTTAACTTCTTTGTTTGCAGATTTTTTGAACTCCACGTAATTAGAATCTACATTTTCAAACGCACTTCTAAGAGGATATCCACTTTCTCTAGCCCAATCATCAGTTTTTACCTGACTCCGAGCAAAGCTATTATCAAGCAACTCATGAATATCCTCATTCTTGGCGATTACAGTATCAAGATTCAACTGAGGAAGTTCGACATAAGTATTGTTAACTGCATTACTATTAATAAGATCCTTCAAATTGCTCTCTAGACTATCTGCCGTCTTGACTTCTGGTTCTTCATCAAAATTTTCAGTGGGACCATTCCCAGGAGACTGTCCTTTGCTGGTAGATTCTTGCTGACCAGAAGAAGCCCCTTCAGTAGCATCACCCTCAGATTCCGACTCTTCGGAACTATCAGAGTTGCCAGTAGAACCACCACCTTGAGATTGTTGAGGCATATCAGCAAGTTTCTCTTTCTCTTTTTCTTGCTGGTCCTTACAGTATTGATATAGTTCATTGGCAGCGTCACCAACTTCTTCAAAGGTCTCGCAATCAATTATCATCTTGATGATTGCATTCTCTCGGACATTATGGAAAGGAATATCAACATAATTTCCAATCTTGAAGAATAGATTGGCACGGTCAGCCAAATTCATTCCAGAAATATCCTGACCCTCTAGTTCAAAGAAATCCTGATCGGAAAGTTCTGAGTATCCCCTGTAGAAAGTCTTGGCGAGACCAAGATACTTACGTTTCATCAACTTCTCAATACGAGCATCTTCTACAATGTTGATGAATTGGTGCGGAATTCCCTCTGGATGATCTTCATCTGGAGTAAACAGTGCATGACCTACCTCATGACCCACAAGCATATCGTAGACGGTGCTAGAAGCACGATCCCATAGGGGAAGAGTCAGAACACGGTTGTGAACATCAAACTGAGCTGTCTCAACATGGCGGTGCTCTACCACCAGATCTTCAGTTGCCAGCAGTTTGGCGAGTTGTGATTTGATTTCGTGAGAGACTGCCATGGACCTCGTTTCTTATGTGGCCATAATACCAAGAAACCCCTCGTTTCCGAGAGGTCGTATGACGCTTCTTAAAGTGTCTTAACGCTTCGCGTCTAGACCTCATTGCTTGTGGTTTAAGTTTTCTTTTCTGATCTTTCTTAGAATGATGCTGCCAATTTGGGGTGTTCATTTACATCTCCGATAGCTTGATCATTTTACTAAACCCCCACCTTTCGGTGGGGGCCCTCAGTGACGATTTCTCTACTGTCTACTACATTTACGATTAACACTCATCTAACAAATGCTTACATATTCTTTTACATACATGTTGGGTTTCATCACATTCAATTAAGCAGTTATAGTAATCATTTAGTGTATCAGATTCTTCCATAGTTTGATCCAGAGTTTTTGTCAATCGATGTACACTTTGTTTCCAACCGGCTAGTTGATTGTATGAAATTAGATTGTGCATGATATGCCTCCATTATACATTCCAAACATAACGATATTCTCAAATCATGTTTGTATCTCCAATTCTACCACTATCTAGTCAGTGTTTGCTAACTTAATGAAGTTTACTTAATATTTTACACATTTTTAAAGAAACTAAAACTTACTTCACTTTACGGAGGTTTCTTCGTATCAATTTGTTTTGTAACTCTTGAAGAATGAATACGGGATCTTCTAATGCATCTTTGAAGGTTTCATGAACATGCTTTCTCTCTAACTTGCTGATGGCTGATCCAAGTTCCCTAAAAACATCTCTGTAAAAAGGATCATCAAATATGGATTTTGTCCAAAATACTGCCACTGTTCTTTCGCCACTAGTGACTTCATTAACTCGATGAAGGATTCCAGTGTTATATGTTATTGCCGTTCCTGCGGATGGTTTAAACATTTTTTCTCTACCATCAATATAGAGACAGAGTTCTCCCCCTTGATATTCTTGAGGATCAGTTAAGAATACTGTAGTACTATAGTGGCCATTCACGCCATTATCATGATGTGGTTTATAGAATCCACCTTCCCCAGTCTTGGAAAAAATACAAGCATTACTGACATCAGGAACACAGAATTCAAAAAAACTCACGTCCTTATCCAAAGCAGCCATGATGATTTTATTTGCTTCGGAATATTGCTCACATACAACTGCCTCTAAATTATTCTTCCTATCATATGTAAATCCAGGTGCTGTCTGCAACCCATCAATCCACTCACATTCTCTCAAAAACTTATTGACTGCCTTGACTTCATTTTCAGTCAGAATATTTCTCTTAATAAAGTTCATTTCTTCACACTAAATCCTTTTTCCTTTTCAAATTTTATCACATCTTGAAATCTATCATGGAGAGATTCTTTATGTGAGATAACAAATATATTAGCATCTTTGACGACATAACTAATAATCTTCAAGAACTCCTCAGTTCCAAATCCATCAAGTGAGCTATCAAATACTTCATCCATAATCAGGAGATTAGTATTGACAGAGTTTTTCATTCTTGCCACTTCTCTCCAAGTGAATAGAAGTGCTAGGTCAATACGCATCTTCTCTCCCTCGCTGAAAGAAGAATATGAAAAATTATCATGAATTGGGGACTGAACGGTTTCGTTGAACTCTTCATCAAGAGAGAAGTTAATGTAGAAATCCATCATCTGGAGATAACGGTTAACTTGCTGATTTATCAGCGGTAGATACTTCTTGATGATTTTGGCTTTAACTCCACCGTCTTTAAGTAGACTATACGAAAAATCGTAGTAGTTAATTGTGTCCTTAAGTTGAGTTAGTTCGTCGTATGTAGTTTTTAGAGTGTCCTTAAAGGATGTTAACTTTTCATGCTCAGTATTTCTATTTGCAAGTTGTTCGGTAATTCTTTGAATTTCCGATTCCAGATCTCTGATTTGTCGTTGACAACTAGAGATGAGAGTATTGTTTTTAGAAATGCCATGCGTTAGGGTAGTAATCTCCTTACTTAATAGTAAAAATTGACGCTCTCGATCTTCTTCCTCTTTAATTGCCTCTTCCAGTTCTTTATAACCAGATTGCAACTCCTTTGCTTTAGATTGAGCGTCTGTAATTCTATTTATTCTGAAGCTCTCTTCAATGTCCTGATTACAGGTAGGGCAGACCGTATTCTCTGTGAAAAATTTATGTTCCTTAGTAATAGTTGATACTTTGTTAGAAATCTTACCCTTAAGATCTCCAAGTTTACGAAGTTTTTCCGTGGCACCAGTGTAGTTTTCAAGACTTTTTTCGAGAGAAAGAAGTTCTTCATTCAGTCTCTCACCATGATTCATCAAATTATTCTCTTCATTCAAGATATAACCAATGTTTTTTTCTTTAATGGCAATATCTTCTTGACTTTTATTCTCAATCTGTTCGATAAAGTTCTCTTGCATCTGAACTTTTTCGAGCAGAGATTCTTTCTTCAGATCATACATTTTAATACTGTCTCTAAGATCTCGAATCTTATCCTTTAGCACGGTATTCATAGAAGAGAAGATACGGATATCAAGAAGATCTTCAATCACTTCTCTACGATCCTTTGCAGACAACTGCATGAATGGGACAAAAGTGCTGCTACCCAGAATAACGATCTGAGTAAAAGCTTTATAGTTCATCTTGATTACATTCTGCTCCAACCATTTCTGTTGGTCAGCCATTGCTGCAGACTGATCTAACTTATTACCATCTCTCCAGATCTCAAAGATGTTCGGCTTCATCCCACGAATAATCTTCCAATTCGTCGGACCAATAGAAAACTCAACCTCTACAACACAGTCCTTTTCATTGACTGAGTTAAGAAGTTGTGGTTTATTAATCTTGCGGAATGGTTTACCAAACAAAGAAAATGTAAGAGCATCAAGAACCGTTGACTTTCCAGCTCCGTTCTGTCCGATGATTAAATTTGTTTGATATTCTGTGAATTTTATTTCAGTAAAATGATTGCCGGTAGATAGAAAGTTCTTCCAACGAATCGTCTCAAATGTCAACATGATTAAAAATAATTTGGAGGTGTTACTATGTCGTTTTTTGTGATTATAGAGTAATTTGTTTCATTGAACTCGCAAACTTTGATTATCATTTCATCGTCAACTTCAACAACATCAACAGAAACATCGTCTTCCTCCGTGGCTTCTAATTGTATCGCAAATCTAGTAGCATCATCCTTTTCTTCAAAAAGATATAACATTTCTTCGCCATCATCGTCCACCACTGTAAATGCACCCTCTTCCCCATCGGGACTTAAAGTTAGTATGTACATCTTAAATCATCTCACATGCTTCTTGATAGGTCTCCCTCATGATATTTTTTACGATAGATTTATCTAAAGTAAATTCAGACTCCTCAATAAATCTATTAAGGATAGAGAGAGTATCCTCCGATTCAGATACTTCAAATTCTTCTGGAGCATCTATAGCAAAGTTCTCTACAATCTTTAGATCAGCAACTCCAGAAGAATGAAGTTTGTCAATAAACTTCTCAAACTTTTTATTATTTGTATTCTTGCGAACAATAACTTTTACAAGTTTATTTTCATACTCACGAACATCAAATGTCTGGTGATTGGTGTCCTCATAAAAAATTGTATAGAAAAGCCTGTATGGGTTATTAATGGGATAGTGCTCTAGAGTTTCGGTATCAAAGCAGGTAAATCCTCTATCATCATTTACATCACTCCAGAACATCTCATAAGGATTTCCTAGATAGAAGACCCGTCCATCATCCGATCGAGTGTGATAGTGACCGCTGAAGACTTTAGAGAACTTTGAATATAATTTGCTCTCATCACCATGCTCCATGACGAGCGATCTATTAACTCTAAATCCTTGGAGCTCAAGATGCCCCATCGCGACATTGCAAACAGTCTTTTCGATACTTGAGATAGTACTGCTACGATTTTCTTCATTAATCCATGGAATAAAAAGTGTATTTAGATTACCCAGTTTAACTTCAACTGGTTGAGAATATACAACTACATTATCGTACTCACGAAGAAGGAGATCTACAGCATTTACTTCATTTGTATTTTTGTAGTAAGCTGTGTGATTACCGACAATTGTATGAACAGTGACTCCCATGTCTCTGAGTCTGTCATAGTAATTGTTCTTTGCCCATGATAGTGCAGAAAAGTCAATACCCTTACGGCTATCAAAGGTATCTCCCATATCCACAATGGTAGTAATGCCTTCTTTTTCTAGATAAGGAAAGAAAATATCATTATAAAATTTTAAAAAATAATCATGAAACAACTTAGAGTTTTTTCTTGCTCCGAAGTGTTGATCCGTGATGATTGCGATTCTCATTAATAACGGAGCTTGGAATGGACATAATCTTTGATTTGATTATAGTCCGAATAGTTATTGCCGTCAAGGGTGTTGTTGTCATCAAACACCTCACTGAACCCAGACTTCTCAATAATTTTATTTTTGATTTCTAACTGCCTCTTCTCTTTCTGAATCCGTCTCAAAAAAGCATAGTGGATAATCTGAGTAAAGTATGCGAAAGGATTTTTAGACTTCTCTGGATCAAAGTTATGAATATACTGTACACAATTCTCAATGCCATCAGATATCATATCATCTTTGAACATGTAATTAACAAAGTTTGGTTTAAATGATAGATGCTTAGCAATCTTCAGGAAACAATCTCCGAGGTATCTGGTAATAGGTGGCTTGGTGTCCCACCTCTTTGCCCTATCTTCTTTTGTGGGTTCTCTACCATACTTTTTTTCAAATGACCTAGCAACTTCTGCACGATAATTAATCAGAGCCTCAAGAAACTCTTTGTTGTTTACATAATGTTCAGATTCCTTTCTTCTACGTGGCATAGTATTAGTAATCATAAAAATATCTCATAATATGTATGAATTATAGCATTCAAACATATACTTGACAAGATATGATTATCTCTGTAGAATATCTTTGTTAGGTTTGATGAGAATCATAGCTCTGAGCTTTTTTGTTTAAATATTTTCTCTAGTAGCTCTCTAGCATCATCTACACTAGAGATGTACCCAGGATTTCTTTCTGTTCCGAAAGTATCTCTTTGATTTTTCATTCTTGAGAATCTATTTACAAATGATTGATGCATCATTATCATCTTCAAATCTTTTGATTCACTCATTGTTAATACATCTTCCATTCGAATAACAAACATATCATCATCTGCTGTCTTTATCCAAGATTCTAATTTATATCCGCCTACTTTACCAGACTTGTGTTTAATCTCAGCTATTTTTACAGGAGAATGAATTAACAAAGAATTTTCTTCTTCATCAGTGACAGCTATTCTTGTGAAGATCTCTTCACCTGTTTTTAATTTGATTGTTGCGTAGAAGTCATTTTCCATTAGTTCTCCTTTAATTTAATTGTAATTATTTCATAATTAAATTTTTCTTCGTTATAGATTTTAATTCTTTCTATGAAATGATTGAGTGTGTAATTTCTTCTTGACTTTGTTGAGCAATCATCGGAGATATCATACAAAGTAGCTTTGACTTTATTCTTTCCCTTCCTAAGGACTCTACCAATACTCTGAAGATTACGAATTCTTGATTTGCTGGGTGAAGCAAAGATTACATTATGAAGATTTTTAATATTAATACCAGTTGAGAAAGTTCCATAAGAGGCAACAATGATGGCATCATTCTCTCTTTCTGTAATTTCTCTAACCAATTCTCTTTCTTCAGTATCTACACCACCATGTATAAAAAATACCTTTTGGTTCTCACCCTTGTTGTTATTTATCTTTTCATAGAGTACTGCACCATGGCTTTCGACTCTCTGGAAAAGAACAAGTGTATTCCCTTTAAGATCAAGTGTTAAATTTTTTATGAAGTTATTCCTTTGTTCATGATTAATAAGATATTGAATCTCATCCTCATAGACATTGAATGTTTGTGGTGGATGCTTTAACACAAGACATTGTATATCTAATTGAGACAGATGGCCTTGTCTCATCAATTCTTCTGTCTTAGTGACTTTGTATGATGGACC